AATGATTGACCCGTTTCAGATTTTTACGAGCGAGTTTGTACTCCATGCGGCCGATAGCGGGCGCCGAGAGAACGATGCCCACATTGGCAAACTCTTCGGTCTCCGCAAAAGGCGCGAAGCGCACAATGCTGTAAAGACAGGTGTATTTCATTTCAGGACGCTCCAGAATTCGTCCGATTGGCAAAGCATCAGGTTGTGTTCGATTTCTTCAAGCAGAGTTTCCAGCCCGAGTGCTCCGATGGCCTCACGCCACTCGTCAGGAATATCTGAGCATAGGTCACGAAATCGTCCAGCAGTGTCATGCATCCGCTGAGCGTATTCAACTTTATCCACCAGATCCAAACGCCATGCCCGATTTTCGGGGCCAAACACATGGCTTTCAGCGAACCTTGAAGCGTCCAGTGGCCATTGGAATGCCTGGTTGTGATCGATCAGCTGTAGCTGATTGTTGGTACTGCACATAAGCAGATTCGGACGCCCACCAAGTGGTCCCAATTGGCGATCACTGTTACCGACCCAGTAATCAAATGCGAAGACGGCTTTTTGAAGGTTGCTCGGAACCTGCAGTGCTTGTGAATACAGTAGGTCAGCAGCGTCGGCGACGTAAGCAAGGGCATAGCTGTCCCCTGGTCCGAGATCACTACGAGCTTCCGGGTTATAACGCAACAAAGCTGGATCGACATAGATACAGCCATGCTCGGGGATCGGTAAGCCGAACTGAGCAGCCAATCGGGCGCAGAGTAGTTCGGCAATGCGTTCGGCGGGCGGCAGTTCCAAACCTTTGACCACATAGTGTTTGTCATTGTTTGCCCGACACAGGAATGGGCGTGTGATGCCTCCTTCCAATCGACGAATGATCTCCACCGCTTCTATGTAGTTAACGACGGCCATTCATGGCTCCCTCATAAATCTGCTTGGAAGACAATACTGGTCTGTCTCTCGATGCACCATGTCTCGTAATCATTTCCGGGCGACATTCAGTGGGTATTAGGGTGAAAAGGCATCGACGTCCCGATTTGCCGGAGCGCGTATCTAGGAAAGTAGCGACAAACCTGCGTTTGATTCCGTGTCGTAATTCTCTGATGGTTGATGACTTTCACCACATCATCAATCACCGCTTTGCTCATCGGCGCCAGGAAATGAGCGCCCTAGGTATAGCGGGCGGTTTTTTGTCGTAATCGACATTTTCAGCGAAGGGCTTGATCAGAAACAGCAGGTCGGAGGCTTGAGCCAGTGCGTCGCCGATCGGGACGTCGGCGCTGACGGGAAGAGGGGGGTGGTTGGCGCAGTAGATGAAGGGGGTGAGGCCAATGTTTTTTTGAATCTGCGGGCGAGTCTGTTTCAATCATGGTGATAATCCCTGGTTCAAGGAGCCGGTCCATCCGTTTCCAAGCGAATGAGTGGCGGCTGTACGCAGGTTGGAAAACCGGGAACCAAGGAACCGGCACGCCCGAAGACGTCCCACGCTCAGCCACCATAAAAAGAGCAGGTGCGTTTTGATTCGACGGGTTTCAAAGCCCGACCGCTGATAAGCAGCGACGCCTCGAGAGTATCCCGCCAAAGACCAGCCCAACAGACACCAAAGCCTTTAAAATCACAGCTTCGGAACTTGCCTACAGACTCCGAGGAAGTCTTCCGAACATTGCGCTCGCCAAGATTGTCCCCCCCCCCAACCGATCGCCCAAGAAAAAGCCGCGCATGTAGCGCGGCTTTCAAATGTGGTGGGCCCACACGGACTTGAACCGTGGACCAAAGGATTATGAGCCCGAGTTAGGTGGGCCACTTTACGGGGTGGAGCCAGAAAAACCAATAGCTTCGGAGCGTTTCTGTACATATGTGCGGCAATGAAAACTACCTAAATTGGACGGACATTGGACGGAACGCCAGACACCCGATGGCTTGGTCTAGCCCAGTAAGCAGAATTTCATGAGAAATTGCTGCTAGTCTTTATTGGTTTTTCCTTATCGCGTATCAATGTGTAAATATGCATCGCGCAAAGTATGTTTTGTCTATTGATTTAAATATTCGGCAATGTCGTTGCTGACGAAATTTTAAGGGGATGAGTCTTGATTGTAGCTTCTTATACTAGAGAGTTAAATAATATTAAGACGGATCTGTCTCGATACTCCCATCACTCAGTTTTCAATTCTGCGATGACATATCTTCACAATGGTCGAACTATGGAGCATATGCCGTGGGTGGTGATGTTTCTCTTGAAGCTTTCACTTTTAGAGAAGAGTGGGTCCATAGAGATGAATCGGGATAGTTTTATAAGGGTGGCCAATAGAGTCTATCGCCTATCTGACAAGTTGGTGGGTATTTTTCCTGAGGTGTTGATGTTAATGATGCGCGCAATGCTCGTTCAGCAGTTGTGGTATCAGATTCCCGTTACTGAAAGCTGGCGTCATATGATTTTGCAGCGTGTGTTGCTTGAGCGATCTTCCGATTTTAATAACGAACTTTTTTTTCGTAAAGTAGGGATTAGCCTGGATGATTACTACAAGATCGCTAACTATTTAATCACAGTGTCTGGGAAGCAGGATCCTAACAGTGTGGTGCGGTGGGGTATGGCTGGTTTCTATTCGAATCTTTCTCCCGCAATAAGTGATGAAGTGTTGGTGAATTTTCTGAAGTTGGTCGCAATTCCATTTCAAGATTTACCCGCATATTTGCGGCAATACGCAGTGCCTGACTGCAATTCAGCCGAGCTGTATCAAGAAACACCTCTCAAAAATAAGCCAATAATTTTGGAGAATGATGGTCTAGTTATTTTTAATGCCGGGCTGTGCGTGTCGAGCTTGAGAAGCATTGCGATGGATGTGCTGAAATCTTGTCCGGAGTTTTATGGAAGGTTTGGTGTTGATGTTGAGAACTATGTAGAGGAACGCCTTAGAGGCACGCCTTTGGAAGTTTATTCAATGTCCGACTTGAATAAAATCATTCCGATCAAGAAAGGTAAAATTGCAGACTACGTTGTGGTGGATCAGGAAGAGGTGTTTGTGTTCGAATCGAAGGCGATTACACCTTCGGTACTGGTGAGGTGTTCATATGACCCGGTGATGTTGGAGAGGTATCTAAAAGATAGTTTCATTAAAGGTATTGAGCAGGGGCAAGAGACAGCTCATAAATTGAAGAAGGTTGATAAGTTCAAGTCTAAGAGAACCAGGATTGTGGTGGTAACGTTGGAGGATTTTTACATATATGGAGGGGAGTATATTTCCCATTATGTAAAGAATGATTTTGAAGAGGCGCTAATTGAAAAATACGGTTGCCTTCCCGTTCAGTTGCAAGATGTTATTTATATGACGTTAAAAGACCTTCTGACGCTTACTGAGTGGTTAAAGGATAAGCCTGCTGGAGCAATGGCGAATCTCTTCAATGAAGTAGAAGAGGCTAGCAAGCAGCCTGGAGGTGGGCGGTTTAGCATTTCACCACATATAAGCGAGAAGATCGGCGCCGAGGTTGTAGGGGTCGTTGGAGTAGGTGACGCTTTGGAGCGAACAAAAGCAGAGATGGAGCAGCTATTGCTGTCAAATTCTGAGATCCGGAGAGGTCAGCATCCAATGTCCTTTATGATTGAATTCGAGCAATTCAGGTCGCGCTTGCGGCACAGCTTCAAATAGATAGCCTCAGATCTTTGGAAGGAGTTACTTGGATTGGCAGTTATGCATTAGCACTGAAGAGTTTTGAAATGCTTGCTTAAGCCTTGCCCCCCGGATTCACTGGGGGCGGTCCCTATTCAGCGCTGACGCGACTGATGAATATTTCCTGAAAAATCGACCGGTCCGGACCGCAAAAACTCGTTTACGGGCCCGTTTTTTTAGGCCCCCCCCTTACAGACCGGGGCTTTCACGAGTCCTACGCTGGGCCTCTCTACAAAGCACCGACTAACAATTTCGCTTCATTACTTTTCTTTCGTTTGCAATGTGTGCAATGGCTTGCTCCCGAGAGCACCCCGCAGCCTGCCTAGTCGCTACGTGCTTTTACATCGCCTTTGTGTTTGCACAAAAGAAGGATGCGTAGCCCGTCGGCGGGAGGGGGATAAGTGCTTTTTCAGCTGTTTTTTTTGTGAGAGCTGAATTTTCCCGGGGTAACCTTGCGACCGCAGATCGCCGTCAGTCGCCCCGTCTGTGTTGGGAGATTCGCGTGTCGCTATACTGTTTGCATGTACAGTATTGTGGCAGGGTAGGCATGGCCGATGAATAGAGAACCTACGGGAACCGAAAACCCGGAGTTATCCGCGATAGCACGGTGGCAAGTCATGTTACGGGATGAGGTAGCGTTGTTTGCAATGCCCGGTGCCCACCACAAAGCACTACTCAGGCAAGCACATGCGCTGTACCAGGGCCAAGTGATTGATGCTGACCACCTTTGCGATTTGCTGGAGTTAGCGGACGCGGCACTGGCATACGCGGTTGAATCGCTGCTCGACCTCGACGCTAACGAGTCGGAGGCCTAATGCACGTACTGGTCACCCCCATGCGTTTACGTGGTGTCGCTTTAGATCCCAATGAGCGGCGCCGCTATCCGGCAATCCGAGGCAACGTCATGGTCAATTCTACCGTGTGCCAGGAATTAGGCCGTGCGGCCAATGTTGCCCGAGTTGAGGTGGGAATGCCGCTCGATCCGGATCCGCTGCCCCCGTTGCTTGATGCGACGTTAGCGGGTATGGCTGTTACAGGTTTCGTTCTGAGCGGCATTGAATACATAGACGGCTGCGTGTACGCACAATCCTGGTGGTGTCGATTAGGATAAAAAACATCTGATTTTTACGCCTGAAGGCTTGTCGATGGGAAGGCAGACGGTGCAAAAGACGTGCTTCTCTATTTCTTGGCTGAGAGTCTCAAAGGCTTCCTGGTCTTTGCCGCACAGATGATTGATGCCGTAGCATCTACCGATCACACAAGAGGATGTAACGATGATTGATGAGAAAGGATGTGTCGCAACGTTGATTAGCGTCCTGAGAGATGGTCGAACGGCTGAGGAACGATCGGGTGCAGCGCGTGGCCTCGGCTATGCTGCCGGTGCCGAGGCCGTCGCAGCATTGAGTGAAACGCTGAAGGAGGGGCGGACAGCCGAGGAACGTTCCGCTGCGGCTGAGGCTCTTGGAAGGGCATTGGCCAACAGCCGTCCTTGATACGATAGTGATAACGCTGAAACAAAAAAGCCCTGCCAGCGATGGCAGGGCTTTTCTATAGAACCCAAGTCCTTCAAACCTTTAGAGGCTTTTTTTCCCACCTCAATGCTAGCTTTTCAAAATCTTTGTAGAACGTCTGTTTCCCGGTCTGGTGTCGTACAGCTTCGATAAATGGCTTGGCTTTTCGGTACAGGGTCACCACGTTCGTCCGATTTGCCTGACGAAGCATTTCCTCGTGATAAATGCCTTCGTTGATGCCGACGCAGATACGTTCCCAATGATTCAGCACGTACTTTACCGAGCGGGCTTCATCACCATCCGCTTTGTCAGGCTTCAGCAGGTCTTTGATCGATCCGGCAGGGTCATGCATCGCAGCGACCATCTCGTTGCCTAGACGCAACTGTTCGTCCATCCGGCATCCAAACATCAGGTCGGCTGTTTGTTTCTTTTTAGCAGTCGATTGCACTTTGATGACCGAAATAATAGCAACCAGCACGCCGGTCATAAGCAGTAGGTTTCGAAAGGCCTCAGACGCAAGCTGTGACGTAACCGTACAGATATCCATATTTTTATTTACCCATAAAAAATGGAGACCAATGGCCTCCATTTGAAAGTTGTGACAGCAGTTTAGAAGCCTTCGTACTCTTCGTTGGCTTGTACGGGCAATACGTTCATATTCGTCCCTCTCAATGTGTTTTTTTGCTGATTTCGAAATTGAGCGTGCGTTATATAGCACTGGCTTGACATCAGTCAACAATCCCTATCTTCCTTCCTCCGGGGCTGGCTGAAGCTCGCCAAATCTCCGTATCCATAGAGTAGACGGCTTTTCAGAGAAAACGTTCCGGATTGGCAGATAGCAGGCGGTAGGGCTTGCACAGAGGTTTTCGGACATCTGGAGTCGATATGAAATCTTTCTATTTCATAGGGTTATTGGTTTGAGTTGACCTGAAATTATCGCTGCTTTTTTTGCGTTGGCGATAAGTGCCTGAGCATCGGTAGGGCTAGGGGTAGGCCCCGGGGAGTGCGTATGCGTGGCCAACTGGGTGTTCATGTGCTGTAACAACTCAAGCGCGTCGCAAACCACCTGGAACAAATTTACACTTTCCGAACCTATCCAGTTTTTCGGAGCTTCAAGACGCTGTCCTTTGCCGGCTAAGCTACGGCGCAAGCCTTCAATACGCTCCTGCATATCGCCCCCCACTGTGGCATTGTGCTTCTGTCCCACAACCACGTTCAGATCCCGGCCGGTCGCCTGGTGCAGATCATCCACCGCAGCCAGGCTCGCGGATCCACCCGACAGCAGCTTGAGCGCGCCCAGCGCCTCGATCTTCTTCACGCCACCCACCGACTCGGTCGAGTGGTCATCGATCGTCTGCGTGTGGCTTTGGAACTGCTCGCGGTTGTCCAGGGCTTCAACTTCCCGCTCGATCGCATGATCTCGGATCTTGCCGTCGGTCTGGCGTAGCCAATTGCCGTCGGCATCGACGCGCTGCTGCGCCGTGCCGCTGTGCTGCCACACCTGGTCGCCTTTCGGAACCTTCGGCATGCTCAGACCGTGTGGCAGGATCGATTGAATGTAGGGCTTGTTCGGCAGGCCGTAGGCGAAGCACACCACCACCCGCGTGCCTTCCTCGGGAAAAGCATAGATGCCCATTTCCTCGCCACCGGTGGGCAGCGGCAACGGAACGCCGGTCAGGGGTGGCATGGCCGGATCCGGCTCGTCATCGGCGCCGAGTACAACAATGTCCACGGCGTAGCGCGGGCGGAAGTCGTCGCAGATCCCCGCGTCCGCCGGGGCGTCGGCTACGGCAGTGACCTGGGCAAAGCGCGGCAAGTGGTAACCGCCGGTGAGTTCTGGAAATTGGCGCTCTACAGCGCGGCGGATTGCGTCTTCCATCGGATGGCCATCTGGTCACTGGTGAGCGTCACGCTGGTGATGCGCTCGCCGTTGTTGATCGTCGCACCTGGTCGTAACCCGGGAAGGGCCGCGACCATTGCACTTTGGTTGCCCTGGTAGCCGTCGAACAGCTCCGTGGGAATTTGCAGCGGCGCCCGGGCGCCATAAAAACTGTCGGCCCAGCTGCCGGCGAACACTTCACCGTTGCCCAGTTGGTGCCAGGTAAAGTCGGGGATGCTGAATACTCGGGCGAGGCTGTCCATTGCCTGGTAACCGGCGGCGAGGCTGTAGAAATACGGCGCTTTTATGCCGGCGTAAGGCCGCTCGGGAACGCGAAAGCGCAAACCGGTTTGCTCGCTGACCTCGGCCAGTACGGCGCGCAGATCAACGTGGCGCAGGTTCAACGGCAGCGGGTTGGCCAGCACAGCGGCCAACTCGCGGCAGAACAACACCTGCTCGACCGCGTTGGCGGCGGTGCAGCGCTCGACGTAGCCGATGAAGTGCCGTTGCAGCGTGCGTTCGTTGTAGCCGATATCCAGCGTCACCAGCCCTTTCAGCGGCTCGGTGGATTGCACGGTGAAGTTCGCTCGTCCGGGGCTGGTGGCGTCCAGACGAACGTCTTCCTTGATCAGGGCGATCGGCACGCCATTTATGGCCAGCTTCTTGTGCAGCTTCACTTCTGCTCACTCCCGCCCAGCCACTTATCCACACGTCCCAGCACCTTTTCGAATCCGCTCAGTGCAGGGCTGTCGGCGCTTGCAGATCCGTCGCCGGCACCGCCATCACCGATCGGACTTCCCGGGGCGCCTTGGGCGTTGACCTTGTTGCCGGCGCGCCGCTCTTCGACTTTTTCGGGGTTCGATTCACGCTCGCTCAGCGTGAACTGCACAAGCCAGGTCTTCAGGTTGTCGGCCTCACGGGCGCTGACGCCGTCGGAAAACTCGACCTGACGCACGCCGAAAGCCTCGGCCGTGTCGTTGACGATACGGTACAGGTGCAACTGCCCACCGCTGGCCGTGGTCTCGGCCATGCGCAGCAGGTCCGTCAGCTGGGTTTTGTCCACAAAGGGAATCATCAGCGATACGGTCAGCGTCTTGGGCTTGAAGCCCTTGTGTGCCTTGTCGGTGTTGCTGGTCTGGCCGGACATATCGCCGCTTTCGATTCGCAGGTTGGCGGTGACCTTGAGGTTCTTCCCCTGGACTTTTTGCCCATCAAGCAACAGCGTCATAGGCCCACCAGTTCCTGGACAAAGCTCAGCCCTTCTCTGCTGCCGACCAGCAGCAGGCCGGCGCACTGAACCCATTCGTGGCCGGGTGCATCGCCGGCCAGCAGCTCGCGGCGCAATTCGCCGGGGTTACCTGGACCGATCAGCCGCGCCCGCATACTGACGTCAGGGCTTCCCCCCGCCAGCAGTGCTTTCAGGGCGTCCAACTGTTGGTCGCGGCCGTGCTGTTGAGCGCCCTTGCGAGCAGCCAACGCGGCCAGGTCGCCCAACGGCGAACTGTCGGCGGCGTAGCCCTCCAGCACTGCGAGTTGGCCAGCCATGGACTGCTTTGCGGCCTTGACCACCGTACAGCGTTCCAACGGCAGACCTTGCCAGCGTGGCAGTGGCCCGGCGGCGGGGATCTCCCACTTTTCGCTGTCCAGTTTCATCAGGTGCTGTGCCCGGCGTTCGGTGCGGACCAGGTCTGGAATCGGCAGTAGCGCGTTGAACCGCGACAGAGCGCTTGCCAGCTGTTCCAGGCGCGTGCCCAAGAACAGAATCGACAGGGCGTATTGTGGGCCGGAGGGGCGTCCCGCGTCGGTAGCGTCCTCCAGCTTGCTGGCCAGGTGTTCCAGTACGTTCGGCGCCGACAGGAAACGCTGGTAGCCCTTGCCCTGGCCAACACCGCTTTGAAACGGAGTTACCACCAGGCACGCCGGCACCTGGCCCAGCTGCTCGGTGAGCGCGGCCCTTCCGGCGTCGATCGCGCTTTTGGCGGCGTCGCCGACCGGCCCCGGGTTGGTGCTGGCCAGCCCTTTGAGACCCGCGAGGCGTTGCGCGGTACCGGCCAGCTCGCCGGTGGCCAGATCCTTGGAAGCGGACAGCCCGCCCACCCATTGCGTGGCCTGTTCTGGCCAGCGCATCGTCACCGGTGACCAGGTCATGCTGGCGGCGTCCATTTGATGGCGTCCATCGCTTTGCTGTCTTGTTCGTTGAACGCCTTGGCCAGCGCTTGGCGCAGGTTTTCGGCGTGCAATTGCGCCGCCTGCTTGAAACGGAAAAGATCTTGGCCAACATCGCGCAATTGTTCGGCGGTGTGGGTTCTGAAGGCCTTGTGCTGCTCCATGTCGGTACAGGCGATATCGGCGGCCAGACCCGAGAGGATGGAACCGGTCAAATTGATTTGATCGACCAGCGCACTGTCGTAATGAAAAGGCCAGCCCAACGCCTGAGAAACGAACCCGGATTCGGTGTACAGGGCGCAC